AACCTTTAAATAAGGGATACAACAATTTTTAGTTCTCACGATATAAACAACTTAAAAATGAGTATCCCTTATATTTATTATTGTAATAAAAATTCGACGCTCAAGTGAGGTCGATAATGTAAAGAGATTAGATGTCGTAAGAATCTATCTCAGTTTGACTAAAAGTAAACAAGGAGAAATACAATGACTAAAGTTGTTTTTAATCGCAATATCCCTTTTATCAATAGGGATGACTTTCTAACACCGTTCGATAAAATATTTGACCAAATGGTCTCACAACATTATCCAGAGATAACAAAATCCGTTGGAGTAAATCCAATGCAAGGTTCTGCTTATCCAAAGGTTAATGTATATGAGTATGATGATAAGGTTGGTATCATTGCTGAGATTCCTGGCTTGGATAAAAAGCAATTGGAAGTATCAGTTGAAGAAGGTGTTTTAACTATCTCAGGAGATAAGCATAGTGCATTCAATGATGACGGTGCTAAGGTTCTTCGTAGAGAATTAAAACAATCATCATTCAAACGTCAATTTGAATTAGGTGATTTATTAGATGGTGAGAATATCAAAGCTAATTTCAAAGATGGAATTTTATCTGTTGATGTCCCTAAAATCGAACCAGAGAAACCGAAAAAACATACTGTTAAGATTGGATAGTCTTGAAAATCATCAATGTAAATGATGATAGGTATGTTATCTGTGGAACGGTATTAGCTCAAAAGGTTACAAACAAATCTACTGAAGAATTAAAAAATCAGTATCACTTAGCTGATACCGTTCTGCGGAACGGTAATAAACTCTACTTATGTATGAAAATTATCAACGCAGAGTTTATCGATATAGAGCAAAATGATAGTACAGTTTAAGCAATATATATTATATTTATAGGCATGGAACGAGTAAAAAACTTTAAAACATATGTTGGTTTGTCTGCTCTTCTGATTGCAGGGAGTGCTGCATTCTTTAGTGTATTTGGCTTATCAAAATTATTTTCAGGTGCAGCTTTATCTGTAATTATTATGGCTGGTTCACTTGAGTTTGGTAAACTAGTCGGAGCATCTTTTTTATATCGTTACTGGAATAAAATAAATAAGTTATTAAAAATCTATATGACAGTTGGTGTTGTTACTTTAGTTGGTATAACATCTGCTGGTATATTTGGTTATTTATCAAATGCATATCAAGGTGCAACTGTTAACTTTGAAAAACAATCTACAGCTTTATTATATAAAGAGGATAGGTTAGAACAACTTACTGAAGATAAAGGATTTTTAAAAGAAGAATTAGAAGCTGCAGTCGCAGAACTACCAGACAATTATAGAACAGCAAAAAGACAATTAAGAGAAGAGTATCAACCAAAGATAAATCAAATCAATACCGATATGATGACACTCAAAGGTGAGATAGGTGATTTAAAGGTTGAGTTGGTAGAGACAGGTGTTGATGTGGGACCCGCTATTTATTTGGCTAAGGTATTCGATACAGACGTAGATACAGTTGTAAAGTTTTTTATATTCATTCTTATATTCGTATTCGACCCGATGGCAATTGCTTTAGTTATAGCTTATAATAGAGTACTAGAGGATGATGGTGATACAATAAAAGTTTTACCAAAGATTGCAAAAAAATTAGATTTAATAAAAGAAGATATAGTACCAAACCCAGATGACCTACCAATCATAGAACAAAAAATTGATTCTTCGATAGGTAAAGGTGGTAGGGTTGGTCGATAAAATTTCGCATACCTCAAACAGGCAGTCGACACACCTGAATAAAAATGTGTCTTTAAATAAAAAACAAGGGAGAACGTAAATGAATATACGTAATCTAATGGTATCACTTATGATGGTTAGTGGATTGTTTGCACAATCTATAACTGGACTCGTAACTGATGCCGACACAAATCCTTTGAGTGGAGCAAATGTAGTAGTAAATGGAACAGACTTGGGAGCAGTAGCCGATGAAAGCGGCTTCTACTCTATTAAACTTGATTCTGGTACTTATACTGTTACAGTTACATTCATTGGTTACTCATCTCAATCTCAAGAGGTTGTTATGGGTGGAGAAGATGTAAAGGTTGATTTTGCTTTGGCAATTGATGCTCTTACAATGTCGGCACTTGAGGTTTTAGCTTCAAGGGCAGATGAAAAAACACCTGTTGCATACACAACGGTTAGTAAAGAAGATATGGAAATTCGTCTTGGTAGTCAAGATATTCCAATGGCTCTAAACACTACACCAAGTGTATATGCGACTCAACAAGGTGGTGGTGCGGGTGATGCTCGTATCAATGTTCGTGGATTTAACCAACGTAATGTGGCTGTAATGATTAACGGTGTTCCCCAAAATGATATGGAGAATGGTTGGGTATATTGGTCTAATTGGGATGGTGTTGCAGATGCAGCTCAATCAATTCAGATGCAACGTGGTTTAAGTGCTGTTAACTTAGCTACACCATCAATTGGTGGAACCATGAACATAATCACCGACCCTGCGGCAATGACAAAAGGTGGAAAGTTCAAACAAGAAGGTGGTGCTGGTGGTTTTCTTAAAACTACTGTTAATTACAATACAGGTTTGATTGGTGATAAACTAGCACTTAGTGGAACGTTAGTTCGTAAGACTGGTGATGGTATTATTGATGGAAACTGGACAGACGCTTGGGCTTGGTATTTAGGTAGTTCATATCAATTAAATAAAAAGAACAGATTTGAATTATATGCAATCGGAGCTCCACAACGTCACGGACAGAATCTATACAAACAGAATATTGCTACTTACTCACAAGAGTTAGCAGGTAGTATTGACGGATATGATACTGATGCATTTGCAGAGGGTAATAAATTCGAAACAGAAGCTGGTCGTACATTTAGTCAAAATTGGGCACCCGTTAGTTCAGACTATACAGGTAAACAGTATTGGTATATGTATGGAGCAAGAACAACTGCTAGATATAACTCTAACTTCCTAAATGAAAGAGAAAACTTCTTTCATAAACCATTGGTTAATCTAAATCACTTTATGACAATAAATGAAAAAACTCGTTTGAGTTCAGTTCTTTATTGGAGTGGTGGTTCAGGTGGTGGTACAGGAACTTATGGTAGTTCTTTCAGAACTCCTGCTGTAGATGGTGAAAAGTGGTATAGAAGTTCCCCGTGGACTTGGGATTGGAATGGTGCTATTGCAGCTAACTCCAATAACGTAGATACTGATTACCATGCAACTCAGAATCGTTCAAAAGGTATTCTTCGTAACTCAATCAATAGACAAGATACTTACGGTTTGATTTCTAAATTAAACTATAACGTATCAGACGAACTTGAAGTTCAAGTTGGTTTAGATTGGAGAACTGCTGGTATAGAACACGCTCGTGAAGTTCGTGATTTATTAGGTGGAGATTACTTTGTTAACTCATCTAATAAGAATAACACAACTAACGAAAGTAAAATGAAGGGACTAGGTGATATCATCGCATATCATAATAGTACCACAGTTGATTGGATTGGTGGATTCTTACAAGGTAAATATACTAAAGATAAGATTAACCTATATGGTATGGGTGGATTATCAAGTATCAAGTATTCTTACCAAGACCACTTTACAGTAGCTAACGAAGTAGTTAAAGCAGACGCTATCTCGACTTTCCAAGTTAAGGGTGGAGCTATGTATGACGTAGACGATAATGTTAGTGTATTTGCTAACACAGGATACGTTGAGAAACCACCGATTATGGATAACGTAATCTACTATGATGGTACAGTTGCATCAGACCCATCTAATGAATCATTCATTAGTTCAGAGGCTGGTATTAATTTCTCTACTGAGAATGTAGCAGTTAAAGTAAGTGCTTACAATACAGATTGGAAAGATAGAAACCTTACAAAAGCTGTAACTACTGGACAAGGTGACTCAGGTGATACTGATGTGATATTCTTAAAAGGTATCGGTCAAAAACACCAAGGTCTTGAAATCGAAGGTTCAATGAAGTTAAATGATATGATTCGTTTAGACGGAGCAGTATCATTTGGTAAGTGGAAGTTTGATGGTGATGCAGATGGTCTTTATACAGAGTATGCTGAAGACGCACCAGTACAAACACCTTACACATACACACTTGATGGATTATATGTAGGTGACCAACCACAAACAGCTTATGTCTTAGGTACAACACTTACACCTATGGACGGTCTTAGATTGCAAGGTATCTTTAAGATGTATGATAAGAACTACGCAGATTGGAGTCCAGACTCACGTGAACTTTCTGGTGATGCAGATAGAACTCAAGTATGGCAAGCTCCAGGATATAATCGTTTAGACTTACATGCTTCTTATAAACTACCTAAGATTGCAGGATACGATATGACACTAACGGGTCACGTATTCAACGCACTCGATGCAGTTTATGTACAAGATGCAGTTGACAACTCACAGTATAATGGATACGGTGATAAACTTCACCTACCACATAACGCTGAGGTATTCTTAGGAACACCACGTTATGCTAACATTGGGTTGACTGTTAATTTCTAAAAGTAATTTTAGGGGGGATTAATTTCCCCCCTTTTTACGGAGTATAAAATGAACGAAAAATTATATAAATATGGAGTGATATATCTTGGTACAGCCATTATGATGTTATCACCTTACTTTATAAATTCACATATAGGAAAGATAGGGATGTTAATTGGTTTAGCTCTACTTACTATTCAAACTCAAAAAACCAAACAATATAATTTATCCTTACTTAACATAGTAGGATTTTGTGGTTATTTATTCAGTTTATATCAATCACTATGAGTAAATTGATAAATTTATTTGGAGGGCCTGGTATTGGAAAGTCCTCCATAGCCGCGGGAGTTTTTTACGAACTCAAAAGAAAACATATAAGTTGTAATAATCCATACGAGTTTCCAAAAAGACTAGCTTGGGATAATAATCTACCAGCTATAAAAGACCAACTCTATGTATGTGCTAATCAACACAGAGGTATAGCGGAAAGTTATGGTAAGGTTGATTACATTGTTGTAGATTCACCAGTCTTATTCTCATTAATATATAAGACGTGGTATAGTGAAGGTTATCCAGCCGAGTTCTATTCAGAAGCCTTTAATCAAATGGTAATAGATTTACATAACAATTATGATAATATAAATGTAATGTTGGAACGACCAGAAACAAATCATAATGACGCTGAGAGATTTCAGAACTTAGAGGATTCAATCAAAATAGATAAACATTGTATCAAAACATTAGATGATAATAATATAGATTATCATACAATCAAAACGGATGATAATACCGTACAAAAAATTATTGAATTATTATAAAAAAACACTTGACAAGTATAGGTTTTATTTCGTATATTCTGTCATATCAAATTGGGAAATTATATAGTTGTATCAAAATATTTACTACGATAGACGCTTAAATAAATGAAAAAAATAACAGAGTACTGGAAGAAACTTACTATAACTCTAGCACTACCAATCTTAATAATTAATAGTGTTATGGATTATTATAATGGTTGGGAATCAAGAGTGTTAGAGAAAGAAACACAGAAGATTCAAGAACAAAAAGATAATGCATTCCAATACCACTCACATCATTATGAAGATAAATATGAGGTAGTTATTGATGTTGATGGTCAAGAGGTAAAATTACTTCAACACCAAAAGGGTGATATCATTATACCAGATAATTTAGACTGGAGTTTCTTAGATGAGTATGATGAAACACCACAAGAAAAGGTTGATGATATATTAACCAAAGTACTTAAACCAATACAGAATGTAGTGGGTAAAGTTACAGGTTGGTTCAAGTGGCATTTATGGGAAAAGTGGATGGAAAGAAAAAAGAGAAAAGATTTAATTAAAAAAGGATTAAGAGGGTGAAAGAATACGATACCTTATTATGGTATAAAGAAGTTATAGCTAGAATGAGTTCTGAAGAAATTGAAGAACTTAAACAAGAAAGAATCGATAATGGTTCTTATGATAAGTTTTGTGAAACATTAGGTGGGACACCTGAAGAAATCAAACGTAAATATAATAACAAACCGTTAACAGAAGTTAAAGAATGGATAACTGAATATTTAGAGAAACCAAATGAAAACTTCGGTGGTATGCCTGTATGTCCGTTTGTAAAAGCAGAACGTGAAAAGGATGAGTTGATGTTTGAGATATGGTATCCTAATGAAACATCCTTTGTAGAAATTTTAAAAAAGTTTAAAGATAGTAATTTCTCATCAGCATTAATTATATGTATGAATACAGAGGGTATACTTTGGGAAGAAGTTGATAGAAAAAAATATCAAAAAACAATTCAAAGCTTAATGAAAGAACACGGTTATAAAGATATAAAAGCTTTGTGTTTTTCACCTTTTGAACATCATACTGCAGCTGGTGAAGAAACAAGAAAAGGTTCACCTTATTTTTTAATCAATATAGCTGGTAGAGATGATTTAAACAAAGCTCATAGAAAACTACTGAAGACATCATACTTTGATAAGTTTTCTGATGAAGAGGTTAAGACACTAAAAGTGTATCCAAAAAATAAGGAAGAAAAAGCTTGACCTGTATTATATTATTTTGTATATTCTAGTATGAATAAAGTAGTATTAAATCCATTGTTAAATAATAAACCTATAAGTCCTAAGATATTAAAAGAACACGAAGAGACAAAGAAACTAATAGAGTTCAATAAAAAAACTTACAATAAAGAATATAAAGAATTAAAGTTTCTCGTTGAGACCAAAAAGGCAGATGAATTTACAGTTAGTATGTATGTTGCTATTATTAGTGGTCGTAAGATAACTAAAAAGATGTTACAAGCTATTCACAATATAATTAAAAGAAATTCATTCGCAGAACTTGAAAAGAAACGTTTAGAGATTGAACGACTAATACCTAAAGTAAACTTGGTTCGTGAAGCGTTACATAAAGCTAATTACCACGATACATATGTATGGCGTTCAGAAGAGTTTTTAGATTCTATAGAAGAAAGAATTCATCGATGGGGTAATCTAAGTCCTAAACAAAAACTAGCTCTTAACAAGATGTATAAAAGATTTAACAAAAAAATTGCAAATAAGGCTTGACACGTATTGGTTTTATGTGTTATATTAGGGTGTTAATTAAAGGAATAAAATATGACTTATGTTTATAAAAAACAAATGAAACTAGCTCCTCTTGAGGTGGAGTATGTAATGAGTTCTGTTACTAATGGGATTAAGATTGTAGATATGATATATGGTGGTCAACCTACTAAATCATCCTATATGTCTGATGAATCTCGTTTAGACCTGATGGATGAATTAGAACGTGATTATCTTGATAAGGAGAAAATATGAGTTACGTAGATGATTTACTTACTACTGGTTTTGACGAAGAATTATACAAAGAAGTTGAATCAGACACCGCCGCTATGGAACATGCTATTAATGATATGAATGAAGAATTTGATGATGGTGAGAATATAATAGAAACAAAACTATTTAAACTATATGGGTAAAATAAAAGTAAAAGGTTCTTGGAACCCTACAGTTGTAACTACAAGTAGTGGTACTTATGCTGTTAGTGGTTCTAATTGGGTATCTGTACCTCAAGGTACTAAATTAACTGATTTAAATTGGATAAATACAACACCTAAAATAAAAAAATATAAACTAAAAACTTGGACAGTTGAATCAACTAGTAGAAAAAAACCTGGCAAGGTAAATAAATATACAGTAAAATTTAACGGTTTATACAGTTGTAATTGTTTAGGTTATACTTATAGACGTAAGTGTAGACATATTACACAAATTAGTGAATCATTCCAGCCAAGTAGAGGCCGTGCTGGTGCCGGAGTGGTTTAACGGGGTGGATTGCAAATCCATTGTTCACAGGTTCGAATCCTGTCCAGCACTCAACTAAAAGAAAGATTGTGATGACAATAAGAGAAATAATATCAAAGCTTGAATATATTGAAAATAAATTAGATAAAAAAAGTACTCAGCAAGAACAAGAATTAATAAGTGATTTAATTGACGCTATAATTGCTGATGACTTGCAACTTCACGAAACACCAAGTGTTAATGAATCTAAAATACTAGATACTATCTTTAAAATGGGTATTGAGTCTGGTCAAATAGGTCAAGCATAATTACTAAAGGAAAAGTTATGAGTTCACTAGAATGTAGTAAATGTGGTCGTTGGGTAGAAAACATAGGTGACAGTACAGAAAAAGTTATTTGTTCACTATGTGTCTTGATGGCTGTTGGTTTACCAGAAGAAAAAACAAAAGCATATAAACCTACAGGTCGTCCTGCAGGTTGGCATTTTATGAAAGAGTTTGTTGATGCAGATGGTAATGTATTTCATAAAGGAAAAGAGATGCCTAAATTAAAAGGTACTTTACCACCTACTAAAATAACTAAAGCTAAAGTGAGGAGAGTGAAACGTAGGACAAAAGAACAAATACTTATCGATAGACATAACGAGAAAAAACAAGCTCTGAAAAAAGCTATCAAGAAACAAAAAGATTTTTTAAATCATCAAGTAGGTAAATAGATGTTTGAATTAATTGTAGTTTTTTTATTAGGATATATAGCTATTAAAATGACTGATAATAATATGAGGTTTTAATGAATGAGATTTTACATTTCTTTAAACACATAATAGGTTTTTGTGGTGAACACTCACACCCTAGTTTATTAATATCAGGTGGTGTGTTTATTACAACAATTGGGTTTTATTATACACGAATAATAAATTATATGAAAGATTTATTTTAATGGGTTTCAAAGATAACTTAGTAAAAAATAAAAAAGGTAGTTACACATTAAAAAGTAAAACTACAAAAAAAAGTAAAACTTTATGTTTAGAGTGTGGTGATGATGGAGTGACTCGTGATTTACTTTACGAGTATAACGCTGCTGATGTACTAGCGGTACGGAGTTATATGGAAGACCATTTGATATCACACCCAAAACATAAAACTATAAAACCAACATGGTGTGTTGGTTGTAATTCACTACAAGGTTATAAGGTTACATTAAACAATGAAAAACATAATTAACTGTTTAAAAGAACATAACTCTGTAATAAATAAAAAATTAAAAGAGGTTACAGTAGATGAAGGACTTAAAATTGCGGAAGAGTTATTCAGGATTCTTAATAAAAGAAAAGACGGAATTGGTCTTGCGGCTAACCAGGTTGGTATTGATGCTAGTGTTGCTGTCGTTAATGTTCGTGAACCTTTAATATTAATAAACCCTAAAGTAATTAAAACTTCAGAAGAAGTACCTTATTACGAAGGTTGTTTATCTTTTAAAGGTAAAGGTATTCACACTAAACGATATAAAAACATTGAGATAAAAACTGAACAAGCAGAAAGTAATTGGTACTTTAGTGGTGTTGAAAATCCTAGTGACGGTAAAGGTAGTTGGGAAGAAGGTAAGAAAAATGAAAATGATACTCAATTAAGATTACTTGAAGCTGTTTGTATACAGCATGAGATAGACCATTTAAATGGTATGACTATACACGACAGACAAGTTATAACTACAATTAAAAATGAAACTAAAATAGGTCGCAATGACCCTTGTTATTGTGGTAGTGGAAAAAAACACAAAAAGTGTTGCATGTAGATAGTTAACTATATGAATTACATTAAATTATTAATGACACCGTTTGAAATTGTACTTTTAACATTTCTATGTTTTGTAGCTTCTATTTTACTCGCAACTTATTTTATGTTGTGTATTATAGTAGAAATTTTTAGAAAAGGATTTAGTTATGGATTTAGAAGAAATATTACATAAATTAGATGAAGCAAAAGAATTAGAAGATTGGGAATTAGTTGACGAATGTATAGAATCTCTCAGAGTTCTAATAGATGATTTTGATGAATATCAAAGCGAAGAAGATTGGGGCTGACAAGGTTTCGACAGATGTTATTTGAAAATAAAGTGCAGCAGAGATTGAGTAGGTCTCGTTACAAAAAACTCACCAAACTCAAATGGCGAAGAATCGCTACACGGGTTGAAAGTGGATTGGCATCTAGCTAATTCTGAGATGATGTTCGATACTTTTGTTGAACCAGCTCGTACTTCTCAACCAACTCACGTTTACGCGTAAGTTACTGAGTTGTCTAACACTCGGTCATAAAAAAAGTTAGACACTAACTCGTGAGATAGAGTTTAAATATCTTCAGTCGTCAATCTGTAAACTGACCATAGTGGGTTGTAGGTAACTACTGTATTTGGAACCTAACTAAGCTGTAAATGACTTTATCGAGAAAACATTTGGACGCGGGTTCGATTCCCGCCAGCTCCACAATAAAATAAAAAAGTATTGTTTTACAAAACTGTAGTATATTTATAGAAAAGGATAAACAACTATGAAAAAGAATAAGTATATTTTAGGATTAGCCATTGTATTGATTACATATGCTAATGGTATAATATCAACAAAATTCTTAAGCGATAAGAATATTCAACTACAATCTCTGGTAGATGAAAATAAAAGACTAGCAGAGAAGTTGAATGAGTATGAAACAGAAGGAATGCACGTGACTGTAACTATGTATCAACCAGTCGAACGTCAAACAGATTCTACACCGAACATTCTCGCAGATGGAACGCGAATTAGGACACAAGATGCGTCCAATTATAAATTTATAGCGGTGAGTAGAAATCTTTTGAAACGCTGGGGTGGTTGGTTAGACTACGGTGACTTCATTCTATTAAAAGGTACAGATGGTAAAGATGGTGTTTATCAAGTTAGAGATACAATGAATAAACGATATGTTAATCGTATTGATATTCTTGAATCAATTGATGTAAAACCATATAAGTTTGAAAAGGCATCAATCGTAAAAACTAATTTAACGTTTAATAGTTCAGAAAATATAGGAAAATAATACTTGACAAATGACAAATAATGTCGTATATTAAGACATTGAAAAATACAATTAAAAATGAGGTTATAAATGAAATTCAAATCAACTAAACGATTTGGACCTATCACAACAGGTCACAGACAATGGCGAGATAAAGGTCATTGCTCTTATGTTCACGGTTACGGTAGATATGTTCGTTTAACATTTGAAGCTTCAGAACTTGATGAACGAGGGTGGGTTATGGACTTCGGTGACTTAAAAGATGTTAAGAAGTGGATTGAATCAGAGTGGGACCATAGAGTCTTGATTGCTGCTGATGACCCTTTACTATCTGATTTAAAAGAACTAGAAAGTAAAGGTGGTATATATCTTAATGTACTTGATGATGGTTACTATCCTGGTATTGAAGAGTCCTGTCGTTATCTATATGACAAATTAAATCCAATGATAAAAGAGAAAACAAATAATCGTGTTGAGATTACACGAGTAGAGGTTTGGGAACACGAAAACAATCATGCAGAATATGTCAGATAAAAAACTCCCTATAAATGAAATGTATACTTGCCTACAAGGTGAAGGTAAACTTATGGGAATACCTCATATCTTGATTCGTGTAAGTGGTTGTAGATTACGTTGTCAGTTTGCTGATTCGTTTTGTGATACACCATATAGCTCTTGGAAACCTGAAAAAGGTAGATTTACATATGATGATGTGCATGAGTTCTATCAAAAACACTCACATATAAAACACACTATGATTACTGGTGGAGGTCCTACAATACACGCTGAGATGTTACAAGAACTTTGTAAGATAGGTAAACTCTATGACAGTTACATAACAATAGAAACTGAGGGTAGTGAGTATGTAAATACTGAAGCTGATATGATTTCATTATCACCTAAGTTATCGAATAGTACTCCAAGACCTGGTACTGTAATGACTTACACTGGTAAAGTAGTTACTGAGGGTGATAAAAAGAAACACGAAAAGTGGCGTTGTAATTACGATGCTATGGCAATGTTACTTGATGTTCATCCAGACTATCAATTAAAACCAGTCATATCAAGTGAAAAAGATTTAGAAGAAGTGAAGATGTTACAACAAAAATTGTTCATACCAAATAATAAAGTATGGTTGATGCCTGAAGGTTTAGAACGTAAACAGTTGAATGAAAGACGTAAGTGGTTAATGGATATATGTACTCAACAAGGTTATAACTTTACAGACAGATTACACATATTAGCTTATGGAGATGAAAGAGGTGTTTAGTGATTGTTGAAACAATAGGTTGGTTAGGTACTGTATTAATTATGTTAGGTTATTATCTCAACGCACAAAAATATAAAATGTGTTTTATTGTTTGGGGTTTAGGTAACATAGTATTTTTAGTTTACAGTTATTTAATAAATGCAATACCACAAATTGCAGTAAGTGTATTTGTATTAGGTATGAATGTATATGGTTATAAACAATGGAGTAAAGATGAATAAAGAGGCAGTGCTAAGTATTAGTGGTGGATTAGATTCTACATCATTATTAGTACATCTATTAAACAAAGATTATGATAGAGTTCACGTAGTTAGTTTTTATTATGGTCAAAAAAATCAATTAGAGTTAACTAAGTTAGAAGCTAATTTAAAATATTTGAAATCAAAAAACTTTAATATACATCACACTTATATGAACTTATCAAGTTTTATGGGTAAATTTAATTCATCATTGACAAGTGACGGTATATATGTTCCAACAGGTAAAACTGATGAAACTAAAATGAAATCAAATTTTGTACCAAATAGAAATGCTATATTTTCAAGTTTGATTTACGGTTATGCAGTATCATTAGTAAAAGAAAAAAATGTATCTGTAGATATTGCATTAGGTGTACACGACGGTGAACATACTATACCACCAGACTCTACTCGTATATTTTTTGAAAAACTAGAAAGTGCATTCAAAGAAGGTAATGTAGAATCAGATAAAATTAATTATTACTTACCTTATGTAGATGGATACAAACATTTAATTGTCAAAGATGCTCTTGAGTGTTGTGACAACTTAGGTTTAAATCACGAAACAATATTTAAAAATAGTTTATCTTGCTATAACCCATCTAAGTCAGGTAAGTCTTGTGGTAAATGTGGAGCGTGTAATGATAGGATGTTAGCTTTCAAAAAACTAAAAGTTAAGGACACAATAGAATATGAATAAATTAAAACATGCAAATGGTAATAGACCATTAAATGTAGATGAAAAATTAAATATGATAAACGAGGCTGCAAAACACTACGGTCGTTATATGACAGCTCTTGGATTTGATTGGGAAAGTGACCCTAATTCTTCAGACACACCGATGAGAGTGACTAAAGCTTTTGTCAATGACTTAGCTTCAGGTGTGTATAATGAACCTCCTAAGATTACAGCATTTGATAATGTTGATGGGTATGATGGTATGGTTTTTCAAGGTAACATAAAACTACATTCATTTTGTTCACATCATCATTTACCTTTTACAGGACATGCTCACGTAGCTTATCTACCTACACCTGAGGGTAAAGTGATAGGACTAAGTAAGTTAAATCGTATTGTTGAGTTTTATGCTAGACGACCTCAAGTACAAGAGAACTTAACAATGCAAATTCACAGTCATATAGATGGAGTATGTGAACAAAATATTGGTACTGCTGTGATGGTAGAGGCTAACCATATGTGTGCATTTATTCGTGGTGTCAAACACAATGCTACTATGAAGACATCTAAGTTGAGTGGGGCATTTAAAAAAACTGCAAGAGCAAAAGAAGAATTTTATAACTTTATAAGGGATTTAAAATGAAAGAATTTGTAAGTTGGAAAGCTATAGAAAGATACGTAGATGATATATCACACTATATCGAGACTATTAGACACGCAGGTGTTGAATTTAATAACATCTATGGTATACCAAGAGGTGGTGTGATACTAGCTGTAATGTTAAGTCACAAAACAGGTATACCTTATATCGAGAGTTTTGAAAAAGTTACACAAGATACTCTGATTATAGATGATATAGCTGATACAGGTGAAACATTAAAAAAATATAAAAAACATTCTCTATCAGAAAAAAGTTTTTACGTAACAATTCACGAACACGAACAAAGTATTGTTAAACCAGATTTTTCAGTTGTTGAAAAGGGTGATAAATGGATTGTTTATCCTTGGGAAACTGAAAACTCACAAGAAATACAGGACTATTTAAAATGAGTAAATTTATATACTTTCCATCATTCTCTGCAGGTGCTATGGGTAGTTCATTAGCTAAGAATGTTAAATTAAAAAATGATTTATCTATAAGATTTTATAGTGATGAGTTTCCAGAAAAATACAGACATACAGATATATTGATTACAGCTGGACATCATTTTAAAAAAGATGACTATAAAAATGATTTAGGATTAACAGATAAAAATCTTGTTATGGGTGATTCAGGTGGTTACCAAATTGCATCTGGTGCTATCAAATGGGATATGTCCATACGTGAAAGAATCTTTAAATGGTTAGAACACAATTCAGATATAGCAATGAACTTAGATATTCCACCTAAGATAAAATACGAAGGTATGTATGAAGAGTGTTTAAAGATTAGTAAAGACAATTTTAAATACTTTGCAGATAATCAATCTGGTAATACTGATTTTTTAAATGTAGTACAGGGTACAAATGACCTTGAATATATAAACTGGTATAATGAAATGAAAGACTATCCATTTCAAGGTTGGGCTGTCGGTGGTGGTGGTAGAAATGTATTTGCTTTTATGTCAGGTGTAATGTCATTATTACAAGGTGGAGAACATCTAAAAGATACAAACAAATATTTTCATATTTTAGGTATATCTAAAGTTAAAGATTTCTTAATGTTAAATCAATTACAAAAATCTTTAAATGAAGTTGACTCAAAAATAATTGTTACTACTGATAGTTCATCACCAGATAGAGCTGTTGTTTTTGGTTCTTATTATCATAGTTATGATTTTAAGAAACCAGCATTTCGTTCAATAAATGTACCTAAGTATGATGATTCATTTAAAGACCAAGTATTCAAACATCTACCAGTAACTACTGAGTTTGATAGAGAATATTTAAGAGAAGCATTAACTTGGGATGATACTGTAGAATGGAAAGGTCAATGTACTATGGCTATACGACTTCATAATTTTATGGTATTTAAAGAAGCTATTGAGAAAGCTGAGTACTATGTTTATAGTCACGATTATATTAAGAAACAAATATTGTCGAATGATATGTATGAGTTATTACAGTCTATTGATGATATGGTAAAAAGTGATAAACCAAGAGATGTATTTGAAAAGTACAAACCTTTATTTAAAAGATTAAGTAATGTTAAAAGTGAAAATGAAACAATTGAAAATAAATTTTTCTAATAGGAGAACAATATGAAAATGAATGCTGAACAATTACAAGGTAAATGGGATGAGGTAATTCAGTTAATTACAGATACTTTTGATGGTGAACGTAGAGATAACATCTTAAAAATGTATGAGTATTTTAAAGACAGAATGATGTTTGCACCAGCAAGTGGTGTTGTGTATTATCACAATGCATTTCCAGGTGGTTATATATGTCACATATTAAATGTTACAAAATTTGCATTAGAGATATTTGAACTATATGAAAAGTTAGGTATGCATACATCAGAATATGATAAAGAAGCAGTTATATTTTGTACTCTACATCACGACTTAGGTAAAGTAGGTAATTTAGATTATGATTATTATAAACCAAATGAATCAGAATGGCATAGAATCAATCAAGGTAAGATGTACGATTATGATGATAGGTTACATTATATGACAGTAACGGATAGGTCTGTTTGGTTATTAAGTCAGTTTGATATCAAGATGAGTGAAATAGAATATCTTGCTTTACGACTTACTGATGGTATGTATGAAGAAGCTAACAAAGGTTATTATATGGGTTATGGTGAAGCAAAGAATTTAAAAACTAACTTACCATATCTATTACACACTGCAGATATGTTAGCTACTCGTTGGGAAAAAGAACAGTATATGTTTAGTAAAGATTCAGGTATTAAGTATGATGAAGTATTGAAACCTGAGTTAAAAGTTGAACGTGAACAGAAAGAACAAGAGTCAGTAAGTAATATTAAGAAAGCAATATCAGAAGATAAAACACCTGAAATATTATCTGATAAGTCAAAAGACTTGTTTAACGAATTATTCGGAGATAAATAATGATTGTTGAAATAATATTAAGTTTAGTTGCATTGACTGAAGGATATGTAATTTGGAACTTATTTAGAAAAACTGAACTACTAGAAAATTGGGTAGAGAATTTTTCACAACGAGCTGAATCAGTTCAAAGAAAATTAAAAGAAGTTGACTCAAAAGGTTACTTTGAAGCAGATGATGAGGTTGGTTCCGTATTCAAAAGAATTAAAGAAATAACAAATGAACTAGATAATTTAAAGGAGAATAACTAAATGCCTGATAAAGTCATTAAGAAAAAAAGACGTAAAAAAAGTAAAATGTATTTTGGTCAACCTGTACAAGATGCAATAATAAGATATAATGAAGCTTCTAATCCTGCGATTAAAAACAGAATATATGGTGAACATATACACGCTGCTTTTGTAAAAATGGCAGAAAACTTAATTCACACTTTTAAGTTTTATTATTTTGATGTACCACTTGAACAAGTAAAGCATGAAGTAGTATCTTTTATGGTATTACAAATACCAAAATATCAACCTGATAAAGGTAGAGCATTTTCTTATTTTTCTATAGTAGGTAAAAATTATTTAATTTTAAATAATAACAATAATTATAAAAAGATGAAGATACACGATGATATAATCACTCTTGATTATAAAAGAAATGTATACTCTGAAAATGAACAAACTGAAATTAATGATTTCAATCAAGAATTCGTAGGTCAAATGTTAGAATATTGGGATAATAACATAACCAATATATTTCGCAGACAAAAAGATATTTTAGTGGCTGATGCAGTATTAGAATTATTTAGAAGACGAATGAACATAGAAAACTTTAACAAGAAAGCTTTGTATATTATGATTCGTGAAATGACTGGTTCTAACACTCAACATATTACAAGAGTTATTAATCAAATGAAAAAATACTACTTTAATATGTTAGAAGAGTTTTCAGGTACAGGTGGTATCGATACATCTAACACTGGTAGTATATTTTAAAGGAGACTGTTATGGCAGTAAAAAGAAAGACGACAAAAAAGAAAATAAATAAAAATAATTATAGAGACGACACTAGTTACACTACAATTAATAAACAGTCTAAAAGAATATATAGACTAAAAAAAACAACAGAGAATAATAAATTTCTTGACGCTGTTATGAAGGGTGCTAAGAAAATATTTTCACCTAAGTAAACTTGTGTCGTGATTGACACAAAGTATGGGGCTGTAGCTCAGTTGGGAGAGCGCCTCCCTTGCACGGAGGAGGTCGCAGGTTCGATTCCTGTCAGCTCCACAATGGCCCGTTCGTCTAGTGGTTAGGACTCAGGATTTTCATTCCTGCAACAGGAGTTCGATTCTCCTACGGGCTACTAAATTAGGTTACAAATGAATGTAGTCAAAAGCCTGAGTAGCTCAGTTGGTAGAGCAGGACATTTGTAATGTTCAGGTCGTTGGTTCGAATCCAATCTCAGGCTCACATAAACAAAAAAAGGGAAGCTTTTACACTTCCCTCTTTTTTTGCTCTGTATTAATTGTAGGAATACAGAACTATTTCGCTCCTACTTTCGAAATAAACCCACCAACACCAACAAGGCGACAAGCCCAGCGAAACCCGACTCGCCGAACTTGTTAATGATGGATGTTAGGTTACCTATAACGTTGACGCCAAAGATACCGCTTCCAAATATTACTTCAGAAATGGCACCTATAGCTACAAAGGACATAAGTAGATGAGCTAAATCATCAATATATCCTTTGACCATTGTTACGACTTCCTTCATGGTTATCTCCCGTTAGTTAAGAAAAAAAGGGTCATCGATTATTTTATGAACCGAGTAACCCTCAGTAATAATTATTTTGTAATGAAATAATATAAACCAATATATATTTATATATGAAGGTTTTTTATATGTACTATATTTATTAGTATACAAAACTATTTTAGGTGAACTATGGCAATAGATTATGAAATCTTTGATGGTAAATCATTATCATCATTATTTAAAGACATTTACGACAATACAAAACATAACAGAAAACAACTTGATGTTCTAACAAGAGAACTTGTGCAGTTTATAAAAGACGGTGATACTGCAGTTCAGATAGTACCTATGATTAAAGAGTATTTAGAAATCAATGTTAGAAACGATGACCAACTTGTCAAGATGGCAGCAGTTGTACAAAGACTAATTTCAGCTGAAGGTAAAGCAGGAGCTGAAGATGAATTTGGTTTATCTGAAGCAGAGAAAGAACAATTACTTTCTGGTATGGAAGATACAATAAAAGATTTACAACAAGAATCAGACAAAATACATAATAAGATTGAAACAGTAACAAAGGTAAATTAATGGCTTATAGACGAAAAAGAAGAGTAGATACAACTACGTCTTATGATACTGGTGTACCAACTTTTTCAAGAATAGGTTCTATGGTAAAAAAATTAATTGCTTCATCGCAGTATGATTTTTTTGAAGGTGAAGCTTTTGAAGTTACAGAGGTTATATTGAATGAACCTAGTAATCGTGGTAGCGTTAGAGGTACTTTTATAAATAATCCTAATCAAGAAATATTAGGTGGCGTAGTTAAATCTTTGACACCAAATATAACGGCTGTGCCACTTGTTGGAGAACACGTTGTGGTTTTAGAATATAATGGACAACACTATTATACAGGTATTATAAATCGTAAAGGTTCTGTTAATGAAAACTCTATACCAGGAGCCGCTGGTAATTATGTAGAAAATACTAAATATGGTAAGACATTTGAAAGAAAAGATGTTCAACCTATTCGTATTAATGAAGGTGATATTGTTTTTGAAGGTAGATATGGGCATTCTATAAAGTTTGGTTCAAACAAACAAAAGCCTCAAATAAAAATAGTAGCAGGTCACAGAGGTAAAGATGTAGTAGAAAATTTAAATAAAGATGATTCATCTATATATTTAGAAGGTGGTATTGATAATACTGATGTTGATAATAAAAAAATTAAAATAAAATCGAATGATATATTTATTACTGGAGACAGAAATATATTTTTAAAAGCAGGTGAAATTAGTTTAAATGCTACAAAATTTAATACGATAAAAATGGGTGACCCGAGAGCACCAATGTTACCAACAGTTAATGGTCAAAAAATGTTAGAATTTCAAAACAGTATAGTTGGTGTATTGACTGGTATACAATCTATATTAGTTTCAGCAGGTAGTCAACTATGGCCAAAGGTAGGTACTGATGCTGCTAAATTATTAAAAGATATTAATACTGTGTCTGATTCAATACTTAATTTGTCGTTTTTAAATTTTCAAGTGATGACAGCAGACCCAGATTTTAAACTACCTGAAATACCAGAATTACCTGAGGTACCAGAATTACCTGAAGTAGATTTATCTAAATTAGATGCACTTAAAGTACCAAAAACAGTAGCCTCATTAGATAAAATTAAAAAAATTAATCAAAATAATACATAGGAGTTATTATGACTAAAAAAGGCCTTGTAAAAATAATACGAGAAGTAGTCCGTAGAGAAGTACAAAAAGAAGTACAGAAGATATTTATAAAAGAAGAATCTTCACCTACTTTAGAAGAAGTCCTTCCAGAAGTCACTAAACAAGTTTCTTCACCAAAAAAAGAAGTAAAATATTCTAAAGACGAAACTATCAATAACATTTTAAATGAAACTGCTGGTTTATCTAAATCTCAACAAAATGAATATCCTACTGTAACTGGAAAAGCTTTTGATACAAATCGTATGGCAGAGTTAATGGGTTACAGTCAACCTGAAGAAGTTGAACGTGATATGGTAGCTGTAGATACTATGAAAAAAGCAGGTGTAAATTCAGAACAAGTCCCAGAACACGTAACAAATGCTTTAACACGAGACTATTCAGATTTAATGAAAGCTATGAATAATAAAAAAGGTAATTAATGAGCGCAAGAGAAGATGATATGAATTCCAATACTTATATTGGATTATCTTTTCCATTACGAAGAGATATAAATAATGACTTTGCCTTAACTAAAAATTCATTACAACAATCAAGACATAATTTAAGAAACTTGTTATTAACTCAAGTAGGTGAACGAGTAGGTCAACCTGAATTTGGTAGTAGATTGAGAGAGTTGTGTTTTGAACAACAAAACGATGAACTTCCAATAAGACTCGAAGAAGAAGTTAGAAGAGCAACTGGTGTTTGGTTACCTTATATCAATATTCAAGAAGTAAACACACTTACAGAAGAAGGTGATAAAAATAAAATCTTTGTAGAAGTAAAATTTTCTACTACGTTAAATCCACAAACAATGGAATCAATAACTTTAGATGCATCATACGGAGCTACTTTGGTTGTTGGTTCAGATGGTTTACAATATAGAAGATAGGAAAATTAAATGGCTAGAACAAGTACAAAAAAGAATATGGTAAAACAAGTCAATTATCTTAATAAAGACTTTAGTGACTTTAGAGATAATTTAATTGAATTTGCTAAAGTATATTTTCCAAACACATACAATGACTTCAACGAGTCATCACCTGGTATGATGTTCATCGAAATGGCAGCTTATGTTGGTGATGTTCTTTCTTATTATATTGATTCACAATTTAAAGAATCACTTTTAGCTTACGCAGAAGAAAAAAGAAATGTGTATAACATAGCTCAATCTTTTGGTTATAAGCCAAATGTTACAGCCCCAGCTTCAGTAGTGTTAGATGTATTTCAAACTGTACCTGCACTTAACGAAAAACCTGATGAAAGATATGCACTTAATGTTAAGGCGGGTACTCAACTCACATCAACTAGCACTGGTACTACATTTAGAACTTTAGAAGATGTTAATTTTAAGTTTTCAAGTTCTTATGAACCACGTGACATTACAATTTTCGAAACTGAAGATAATATACCTACAAAGTATTTATTAAAAAAACAAGTAAAAGCAGAAAGTGGTAATATAGTTACTGAAACATTTACATTTGGTAGTGCAGAAAAATATACACAAATAAAATTATCAAATCCAAAAGTTATAGAAGTTATTTCTTGTACTGATAGTGATGGTAACAATTGGTCTGAAGTTGATTCATTGGCAAGAGATACAGTATTTGCTGATATTGAAAACAATGCAACTAATGACCCTACTTCGGTAATTAATAGAGAGGTATCACCTTATATTCTTAAACTAAATAAAACATCTCGTAGATTCACAAGATATATTGACCAAAATGATTCTTCGGTATTAAGATTTGGTGCAGGTATATCTAATAATCCAGATGAAGAAATTATACCAAACCCTTCTATGGTAGGTTCGACTTTACCTGGTAGTCCAAGTTTTTTAACAAAGGCATTCGACCCAAGTAACTTTTTAAATACAAAAGCTTTTGGTTTAGCACCTTCTAATACAACACTTACTATCAAGTATTCTTATGGTGGTGGTATTGATGATAATGTCAATAGTAACGATATAACATCAATATCAAGTATTTCATATGAAATACAAGATGATTTGCTATCAACTACTTCAGTTCAAGAGTCAAAAGATTCAGTCTCATTTATCAACCCACTACCAGCAACAGGTGGTTCAGCTGGTGAATCAGTTAGAGAAGTTAGAGAAAATGCGTTAGCGTATTTTCAATCACAACAGAGGGCTGTCACTAAAGAAGATTATATTATACGTGCTTATTCACTACCATCAAAATATGGTAATATTGCAAAAGTACATTTAGTACAAGATGACCAGTTAAATAAGTCTGTAGGTACAGATGAGTTAGAGCGAACAATTCAAGAAAGTGACATAGGTAAAACAATAAAATCTGTACAAGTTAGAACACCAAATCCTTTAGCAATGAATATGTATACATTAGGATTTAATTCAAATAAAAAATTAACACCATTAAATCAAACAGTAAAAGAAAACTTAAAAACTTATTTATCACAATATAGACTTGTGACTGATGCAGTAAATATTAAAGATGCATACGTTATTAACATTGCTGTGAACTTTGCAATATTGACAAAAGCTGAATTTTCAAAGAATGATGTTTTACTTAGATGTGTTGCAACAGTAAAAGATTTCTTTGACATTGATAGGTGGCAAATAGGTCAACCGATTGTATTAGCTGATATTGCATATGAGTTATCATTAGTAGAAGGTGTTGCATCAGTTGTACCGCCAATTGATTCAGACACCGTTATAAAAATTGAAAACAAATACAAAGCAGGTGAAGGGTACTCTGGTAATTTTTATGATATTAAAAATAGTATGATTGACGGTGTCTTGTATCCAGCACTTGACCCTAGTATTTTTGAAGTTAAATTTCCAAACGCAGACATCAAAGGTAAAGTTGTCGGTGATAATTTAGGTATAGTGGAGTAAGTTAATGCATTATTTTATATTTCCTGAAAAAGATACAACAATATTTGAGGCTAGTTCAAGTTTAAACTCTGGGCTAGATGAAGTATTAGAAATCAGAAAAAATGTTAGTGATACTGGAGCTAGTGTTGATGTCTCAAGAATTTTAATAAAATTCGATACAACGTTTTTCCAAGAAGCTTCTTCTTCAGGTTTAATACCTCAAACTGGTAGTAGGGCAGCAAAGTATTTTTTAAATTTATATGATGCAAACCCAAAAGCATTAGCAGCATCACAAAGTTTATTTGCATACGCAATAAGTGGTTCTTGGGATATGGGTACTGGTCGTTCATATGATAACCCTCAGACTTCAGATGGTTGTAGTTGGAAATATAGATATAGTGAAACTGATGGTACATTATGGGCAAGTGGTAGTGGTGCTAATGATGGAGCAGGAGGAGTTTGGTATAGCTCTAGTGTAGCACCAGCAGCATCTGCATCACTTAATCATCAGTCAAGAGATTTAAAAATAGATGTCACTGGTACAGTAAATAATTGGTTAAATGGTACTGTTATTAATGATGGTTTTTTAGTTAAGCGTAGTGGTAGTGTTGGCAATAATCACCCATCAGCATCAGAAGGTAATACAGATAGATTAGGTAGTTTTTCATTTTTCTCATCAAACACTCACACAATATTTCCACCAACATTAGAAGCAGTATGGGATGATTCAACTTGGACTACTGGTACGTTAGATGCATTAACTTCTGCTAATTTAGAAGATAGTGTAATTTATATGAAAGGTTTACGACCAGAATATAAAGAAAATTCAAGAGCTAGATTTAGAGTTGTTGGTAGAGAAAGATTCCCATCAGCAACATACTCAACAACACCTGCAGGATTGACAATAAAATATTTACCAAGTGGTTCTTCATTCTACTCAATTACTGATGCGGAGACAAATGATATCATAGTACCATTTGGTACGGGTTCTAAATTAAGTTGTGATTCAACAGGTAACTATTTTAATTTAGATTTACAAGGTTATCAACCAGAAAGATATTATACATTACAATTTAGAGTAGTGACAGATGAAGGTACTGCTGATGAGTTAGACCAATATTATGATGAAGGATTCACATTTAAGGTAAGTCAATAATGCCATATACAAAAACAGAATTAGAAACTGTAGACTTTTATCAAGAATTTGTATCTAAACTTAGAACAAGTTATTTGGAAGACTTGCAAGAGTTTGCATCAATAGGATTTAGAAGAAATAATATTCTATATTCTTTTGAAGATATAATATCATCAAACGGTATAGAAAATGTAGATATAACACCAGGTTCACAATATCACGACTATATAACAAAAGAACAACAAGAATTATCTAAAACGACTACCATTCAGTCTTATCCAAGATATATTAGAAATAACAGTTTAGAAAAAATAATCGATAGAAGTATATCTGAACTAGCTACAGAAAGTTTTGCAACTACATTACCTAATAATGTTCAAAATGGTAACGTAATTACAAATGATGACCCAACAAATTATGATAGGTGGTTAGTTCAAAATAATCAAAAAAGAAAATTTGTTGACTTAGCAGTATACTATGGTCAAGACTATGTTTTAGATACATTAATAACATTAACTGATGGTGAAATATTAGCTATACCTGATGGAGAACCTATAGCATAATGAGTAGATTAAACGAAAAAGATTTAGAACTTTTACAAACTGGACAAACAGTAAATTTGTCTACAGTAGAAAATGCTTACTATGGAGGTGAATTCACTACTAATCCAAATGATTGTGTAGAGGTTTTAATATACGACACAAACGAAAATTTATTAGAAACAAGTATCGTAGATGTTTCAGACTATTCTTATAATTATGAAACTGGTGTAAAATTAAACACTGGTACTATACTTAGAAAAATGGGTTATGACAGAGGTAAGTATGTAGTGAAATATAATTTTTTGAGAAAAATTGCAGGCTCGTATGAGACGGTGTTAGTTGACTCAGATGGTAGGATATTTAATGGTACTAATTATCACATAATGGATAATGGTAAAATTATGTCAGGTGAAACACATACAGATTTTTCTAAAGAATTATTTTTAAAAGAGTATAAATATTTTGTACACGAAATTTCACCTTCAAGAAAAGAAATTAGGTTAGCACCACAATCTATAAATGATAGTGAGTATTTAACTAGTTTTTTAGAAGCACAAGTAACTTCAAAAAAAATAACTATACCTCAAGATAATTCTCTTTCTTTTTATGCAGATAGAGACGCATTAAAAGGTGATAGTAAAACAATGAAATTATCTGGTGACATCTCTCAGTTAACACAACAAATGATAGGTGGTTATGTTTCAATTGATAACGCATTTATAAAAGAATTTTTACCACCACCAGTATCTACAGATGGTAGTCAAACACCAGGTGCAACTGAAGAATTAGAATCATCAATAATACAAGCTCGATTCTTTATATCAAATGATAGTTTGGCTTCTTATGAATATGGTGATAGAAATCTTACCAGATTAGTCGAAGTGTTTACAGGTTTAAGTGATACTGATTACCCAACTGATGTAGGTACTGCAAAAACTATCATCGGAAATACAACTGCTGCACAAAAGGCCACCCAATTAGCAAATACTTTACAAGGTATAAAATTTAGTGGTTATGATGATATAGTATATAAACGAAAAGAAGAAAATATTTCGAATATTCAAGAGTTACAGAAAAAAGGAGGTCGTGTACAGTACACATGGCAAGGTCCAGATAGTCCAAATACTATTACTCTAAAAAGTAATTCAAGTAAACCAAACGTGGCAACTAAATACACTTGGGAATTAACTGGTTGGGATTATGATTCAAATCCAAAGGATTACAGTAGAATCACAGCATGGAGCTCTTCTAATACAAAAGGAGATGTTGAATTTGTAGAACCAAGTGCAGAAATTTCCTCACCGTTAAAATTAATTATAGACTCTAGTAATGGTAGTGAAGTAACAATAAGACTACATCAAAAACATTTAAACGTTGGTGTTAAATTAACAATTGAACCTAAAGACGGTCAACCAAGTACTTTACATATACCAGCATTTATAAGTGTAGGATAATAAACAAATGATTAGATTAACAAACAACGGATTAAATAGTGGTAATGTAGGTAAACTTGATAGTGCTATTTCATTTGAGACAACTACTGTAGCTGACGGTTATCGCTGGTCGTTAACAATACCTGATGGTAGTAAGATTAATGTTAGTAGTGGTCAAGGTAGTCAAGTTGTTTTCACACTAACAAATTACTTACAAGTAGAAGCTAAAAATAATGGTGATTATTTACTTACACTCACCCCAACAAAAGAAGTAAAACAAGGTGGTGATGCAGACCCAGGTACTGAAAAATTACCTGTAGAAGAGTTTTTATTTTCAATAGATTCTATAGTTGATGATAGAATACCTATTTATATACCATATGTTTCATCAATTACTGATATTAAAAATGATGAAATAAGTTTAAGTACTTCTTGGAATGAATTAAAAAATAAACTTAGTAGTCAAATTATAGAAGATAGATTAACACCAATAGATTTATTTCGTAATGCTACTATAACATATAATATAAACAATAAAAGAGATTTAAATACATTTTTACACTTTGGTGATGATAATATGTTACTCACTACTAATGTAAAAACTGATAGAGAAACCTTTGAAGACTCACCATTTTCAGCTGTATATAAATTATACGAACCTTTACCAGATGATATTGAAGAAAAAGATAAAGTATATATAGTTAAAGAAATTTTACCACAAGTAACAGAAACAGTAGAGTTAAAACCATACGACCAAGAAGATGAAGACGTGTTGGTATTAAGAGTACCTGATTCAGCTCAAGTAGATTCTCCAATTACAAAACGTTCAACTGAATTTAAAAATTATAATGATTTAGTTACGAGTGATGAAAGATTACAAAAAGAAATAGAAGATAAATTTTTAGCTGAAAAACCAAAAGAATTAAATATTGAGTATTCAAACTATGATAATTTTATTAATTTTTCATCTGCTAAAAAACGATTGGAGAACTTTAAATATAAAATTGAATTACTTGAATCATATACAGCTGAAAGTGCTTCATTAGTTAATATATCTAATTCTCAAAGAGACTTAACTATTGTTGATAATAAAATAAGAAACTTAAAAACTAACTTCGATGGTTACGAAAACTATCTTTATAATACAGAATCATCTTATGTTACAAGTTCAATAGGCGAGTTTCCAAATGCTAGTTGGCCTAAAACAGGTAGTGGTACTTATGATGACCCATTTGTACCAGTAAGCTCATCTAATTCAACATTTACAGATTGGTATGGTAGTATAGGTAGTAAAACTGGTCAACTGTATAGTGCTTCTTTATATGATATAGATAATCAAAATAGATTAGTAAATTTGTTACCAACACACGTAAAAGAAGATATTGAGAACAAACAATTTTTTGATTTTCTTGATATGATTGGTCAACAGTTTGACGAGATATGGTCATACACTACAGCAATGTCAGAAATTACAGATAGACAAAATGATTTATCTGAAGGCTTTTCTAAAGAGTTAGTTTTGAATATAGCAAAGTCTTTAGGTTGGACTCAGCAAGATGGTAAAGACTTATTAGATTTAAGTCAAATTGCTTTTGGCCAAAAACTTACTGGTTCGACTTATTCACTCTACACATCAGGTTCTTTAAGTTCACCACCTGAAGGTGATATATCAAAAGAGATTACAAAAAGATTAATAGCAAGTATGCCATACTTATTAAAAGCAAAAGGTACATTAGGTGCATTGAAGGGTGTATTGAATTGTTATGGTATACCAAGTAGTATACTACGTGTTAGAGAATACGGTGGTTTACAAAAACAAAATCAAAAAGCACAATTTGAAATAGCTAGAAAGTTTACAAGAGCGTTAAGATTTAAAGGTGCTCAATACGTTTTGACATCTTGGGATGATGATGATACTACGAATAGAAAACCAGATACTGTTGAGTTTAGATTTAGAGCAGTTTCGGGTTCAGACCAAATACTCGTACAAAAAGATACAGATTGGGCAATAAAATTAAAAGATAATAATTCTACTGATAATAAAGGTACTGTAGCATTCATGCTCACTGGTTCTTTTGGTTTACAAGAAATAAGTTCTTCTTTATTACCAATCTACGATGGTGAGTATCATTCTGTTATGTTGAGAAAAACTAAAATTGAACCTGAGTTATTTTTATTTCCCTCAATTGAAACCGCAAGTCTATTTAATCCACCTTTTATAAAAGGTATATCAAATGCAGAAAATGGTGATATACAAATAGTAAGTAGTTCTAATGTAGCTAAGTCTGGTACAAAAAGTTTGAGTCATATTAATACATCATATGACGGTTCTTCATTTTCAAAATTTTATAAAAAACCATCAAACGATATAACTGATAACATATCTGCAGCGAGTGTAAGTCAAGGTGAAACATTTATGTTTTCTGCATATGCAAAAGTTTCTTCGAGTGTAGTTGATTCTGTCGGTAGACTTAGTTTATTTGAATTAGATTCAAATGAAGAAATCGTTAATTGGGACCAAGAATTTGAATATAGTTTACAAGATGGTGGTATAAAATCATCTGAACAAGTCGGATTGAATGAAACAGAGTGGAAACAAATCGTTGTTGAAAAAACAATGAAGTTTCCAAATACTGCTAATTTGGGTGTACGATTTGAAAATCTAAAACCTCAAACAACCATTTTCTGGGATGATATATCGTTAAGAAAAGTTTCATCAAATACAGATTCTATAAATGATAATTTTAACTATGATTTATATGTTAAGAAATATGACTCTGGTGTAGATAGAATAGTACATTCTTCAAAATCAACACTTCATATTACAGGCTCAGCTTCTCAATCATACAACGCTTCGTGGACGGGTAGTGGTAATTTATATATAGGTGGTGACAATAGTGGTACAGCATCAGGTGTTTTCAATGCCGATAGATTTGGTGGTTCGATGATGGAGTTTAGATTGTTAAGTGAACCACTAAAAGAAGAGTCATTTAATCTTCACGTATCAAATCCAAAATCATACACTGGTAATACACCGTCTTCATCATATTATAATGTATCAAGAAGATTTTCGTTTGATGATAATAAAACATTATCAGACGGTGATAGCATCAGAGATGTAAAGGCAAACCAAACAACTACACAAACAGGTAGTGCTTTTGGTTTTGACGGTGAGAATACGTTTGAAAGTGTAGTAGATAAAACAAAAACAATTATACCTAATTCTGGTCCAAATCGTAGAAATGCCACTAAGATTAGAATTGAAAATAATTTTCTAAGTGGTAGTGGTGCATCATTAAGTATAAATGAGAGATATGATGTAAGTTCAAATGATTTTGCTCCTCTTGATTCACCAAAACTTGGTATTTATTTTTCACCCGTTGATGTTGTTAATGAAGATATAATTTCATCATTTGCTAATTTAGATTTTAATCAATACTTGGGTGACCCAAGAGATGTATTTGATGAAAGTTATTCTGGACTACGTGATATTTCAAAACAATACTTTCAGAAATACACATCTGGTAGTGCTACGTTTTGGGACTATATGCATATTATTAAATACTATGACCAATCTGTATTTAAACAGTTGAGAAAACTTGTACCTGCAAGAGCAAAATCTCAAATGGGTACATTGATTGAAGGTAATATATTTGAAAGGTCTAAATCACCAGTACAAAGAAATAATCCAACTGTAACTCAACCTTCGTACGAAGATAATATTAATATATCACGTTTTGTAGATACATCAGCATACGGTGAACAAGAACAAAGTGGTTCTATAATTACAATCGAAACTGAATATCCAAATTATACAGGTGAAATCGATAGTTCTGCAACTTTCAGAACACCATCTTTATATACATTGAATCAATCACTACACAAATATGTAAATGATGAAACTCTTTATATAAGCGGTTCTGCTAAATTTGGTGGACCAAATAAAGTATTTAGTGAGCCAACAGGTTCTATTATACTTGATAATAGAAAATCAGAACTTAATCAACAATATAAATTTTACTATACAAGTTCAGCACATTATGCACAGAGTCAATTAACATCACTTGATAGATATGTAAACTTCTATAGTTCTAAGTCTTTGGTAGAAACTGATTTAGACCCAGAATATCAACACGTTACTGCTCTAAATAATAGTTTTTATGAAGGTGTTAAAAACACAATATCAACAACAATTGATGGTGATTACCCTGTTGTTATCAGAGTTACATCACCAACAGTTGCAGTACCGACTGATTCTACTGATACAAACTTAAACGTCATAGATTCGGAGTAATTAAATTGTTAAAAAACTTAGAACATATATATTTATTAACAGTAAAGTTATATCAAATTTTAAATCTTGGAGATAAACAATGGGCTTTTTAGACAACTCGAGCATTACAGTAGATGCTATTTTAACAAAAAGAGGTAGGGAAATCTTATCACAAGGTGGTAATTTTAACATTACTAAGTTTGCACTTAGCGATGAAGAAATAGATTACACACTTTATGATGTAACACACCCAGACGGTACAGATTCGTATGGTGTAGCAATAGAGAATATGTCTTTATTAGAGGCAGCACCTAATAGAAAAGCATTCAATAGTTTTCTTGTAAATCAATCTTTAGCTGGTGTCAAAGTAAATGTTGCATCGTTAACTTATCCAGACACCCCCGCATTCTCAGAGATAGCACTTTCACCAACCACTGTTGGTGGAGCAGCAGAAAATTATGTATTTACAATAGAAAATACAAATATTGTAAAATTTAAAAGTGTACCATCACAACGAGTACATACAGCTAAAACTGTTACGTTGATAGCACAATCTATTAACCCAACGGCAACAACAACTGTTACAGTTCAAGGTGAAAATTCTAGTATAGTAAATGTAATCACTATATCTGTAAAGGCCGATGAAGGTAGCACAACACCTCCAGATGCACCACAAGACCCTGCTAATGGTAGTGGTACTGGTAATACTGGAGATTCTGGAGGTTCTGGTGGTTCTGGTCAATACGAAGCACCTTAATTTTAAATTATAAGGAATAAAAATATGTCAATGTTTAAACCATTAACAGAAGATGATAAAGTATCTGATGTAGCTATAGTTACTTCGGGTGTTTTCCAAGACGGAGCATCAAGTATAACTACGTTTCATACATCATCTACACAATACACAAATACTGGTGACTACAATGTAGATTTATACAGATATGACCCAGCAACTAACTCATCAGCATCTGTTCAATTTGGTGTTGCTTATGGTCACGCAGAGGGTAGTGCATCTCTTGGTTTACCTGGTACAGCAGGTGATAGAACAACTGCAGCCGTATTCGGTCAGTTCAACAATATGATTAACCCACCTCAAACACAAAGATTTAAATTTAGTGGGTTAGATGATGTAAAACAATTTTATGCATTAACATTCAATAGAGCAAGAATTAGAGAATCATTAGAACCAGGTGGTTGGGAACTACATATTAATGACGGTAATCATACAGTTAAGTTGATTGATGATTCAAGCACTAATAAAGGTGGTAATACAGACCAAAGAAATTTCTCACCAGAGTATAACATTGTTAGTGGTACTCTCGTAGGTGGCACTACAATCAACACAACAGCTGCTGGTGAAGGTACAACAATTGGTTCATATGGTTTATTTTATCCAAGCTTAGGTAGTATGATATTTAATCCAATAAGATTACAAAATGCACCATTGAATTTAATTACAAAAAGTGGTTCTAATAGTGATGATAGAAATGCTAGACTTTTTTCAAATGCTGTTAAAGAAGGTGCATACTTCTCAGCAAAAAGACAAGAAGAAATAACATCAAGACATTTCTTCGTAAGAGCTACAGCAAAAGAGTTTAATAGTACAACAAATGAAACTTTTTATACAGAGTCGGTATCAGGTGTAAAAAGAGTTGTACCTGGATTACAAAAAGACCCTAAGACATTCATAACAACTGTCGGTATGTATAATGCTGATAATGAATTGTTAGCTATAGCAAAATTAAGTAAACCAATCATCAAATCAAAATCAAGAGAAGCTCTTATAAAAGTTAAACTTGATTTCTAAAAGGGGTAAAAAATGTCATTCAAGAAAAATCTTGAACCAGAAGATATTTTAATATCCTCATTTGAAACACATAAAACATTTGCTTTAACAGAGGCTGATAGTGGTAGTGGTGTTTATGCTATAAATTTAATTAAGCCTACTGATTCAAATCTTCACGACTTTGATATTAGTTCAGCAGCTACTAAAACAATTTCTTCTAGTGTGTTTTATAGTGTACCAACATATCAAACTATTTATAAACTATATTATAGAGATATAACACAAATGAGAGGTAGTATCGATTATATTCGAGGTGTACCTTCAGCTTCAGATGCAGTTTTATCATATACATATACTGAACCATTATCCACTTTAGATAACTCTACAAGAAGAAGAACATATAGTTTACGTAGACCATATACAAGACAACTACACGATACAGCTAACGTTATTTCAATATCACAAAAACTATACGGTGAAAGAGTAAGACCAGGTTCTGTCACAATTACAGACAATAGTACCGACTCAACTATTATATTAAAAGATGACGGTAGAGGTAATTTATACGATACAGACTTTTCTTCAAGCTACGCAAACAAAGCAGTTACAGCTCAGGGTAGTGGTAGTGTAGTAGGTAACTTTTTTTATAATGATGGTCTAGCTGTAGTAACAAACACAGGGTCATACAAAGATATAAGTACTGGTAATGGTTCTGATGGATTCACTATAGAATTTGATTCAACTCAAACTATATATGAACGAGAGTATGTATGTAGAGTAGATGAAAATGATTTTCAACACACTAATAACAAAAGTATAAAACAAGGTTTCAGTAGTAGTGTAGCGATAGAAGGTTTTCAGCATTCATTAGAGGGTCATAGTATATATGATACTTTCAATTATAATGTTGTTGGTTATTCAACAAGTTCTTGGAGTACTTCTGGATATGAAATCGGTACACAACTTATAGGTGAGGCCTCTCATTCAAACTTTGCCACATATGTCACGAATATTGGTTTATATAATGACCAAAACGAACTACTAGCTCTAGGTAAATTAGCAAAACCAGTTAAAAACGACAAAGAAATGTCACTTGCAT